ATGATGATAACGACATGGCGGCAACGGGGCATGGCCATCGTAGCGATGCTGACCGGTCTGATAATAATGGTGGGAGTGGTGTTCGGCTCGGCGAATACGGCGTATGCCGCGACGTTGACGCCCGCCGACGAAAGATATCACGTGGCGTTTCCATACAACGATATGGAATATTACGTCGGTGTCGCGGGGCTGGACGCTTCGGGCAACAAGTACTACTGCATCGAAGCGGGGAAACTGAGCGACTATGTGATAGGCCCCACCACGGTGCTTGCCTCCGATGAGAACGCCCGGCGTATGGCATGGATCCTTGACCGGTACCGCGACACGGATGCCGCCACCCATGCGGCGATCGGCATCATCGTGCAGGATCACTTCGGGCGCGATCGGGACGAGTGGGCGAGACAGATGGCGGTCATTCAAGGCCGGTACCCCGAGATCGTGGCGAAGGCGGCCCGGATATGGGATCAATCGGCCGGCAAGACGCCTGCGGGCACGACGGTGGAACGCACCGATGCCGAGGCTTTGCGCAGCGGTTCCATCTCGGTGAAAGTGGTGAACCGCGCCGGTGACGCGATCGCGGGAGTGCCGTTCACCGTCACCTTGCAGGGGGCGGCGCGGTTCGTCCAAGGCGGCAACACGTTCTCGGGGGTGTCGACGAGCGCCGGGTCCTCGATCGCGTGGGAGGCGACCGGCGCCGGCGAGGTGACGGCGAACACCACATACGAGTATGGGCGGATGCACGTCATGGACAGCACTCAGGACATGCTGGCCTTTGACTCGATGGCTTCCACTGGCGGCGCGTCGACGACATTTCGGGTGCGTAAGGATTTTGTTCCGGCGGTATCCACCAAGGTCTCCGAGAAGGTGCTTGATGTGGCTTCTCCGGTGTTCGATGACGTGACCAGTGGCGTGGCGGATGCGGACAGTTATTGGGTGCCCGATTTGGAATTGCAGGCCCGCGGATACTATTTCGATGGTCTTGATACGGGCGATGTGGGCAATGTCATTACGCCGAATGCACAAGAGAGCGCCGATGCTTTTCTTGCGCGATTGGCGACTTTGGGTTATGAGCCGGTGGCCTATGGCAAGGCCTCTTTCACCGGGGTGGGGCAGCAGGCACGTGTGCAGGCCATGACCAAGCCGGATGACGGTGCCGCTTACCGGACCAAGCAGAATAGCGGTTTTGGCACATGGGTATGGGTGTTTCGGCGGTCCGAGCAGAGCAAACAGGCGCAGGAATACCTTATAGGCGACTGGATAAGTCCGTTTATGGAGGCTACGGAAAGCAATACAAGTCGCAGGAAGCTAGAAGTCATGTCGACGGTCACTGAGCATTCGGCGGATATCGGTGCCGAGCTCAGCGACACCATTACCGTATCGGGATTCCCTGCGGATCATGGCCAGTATGCCGGCAACGAAGAGTATGAGTTCGCGGCGGATCGGCCGTATGCGACGGTGAGCGTATGGTGGTCCGGCGATCCCGACAACCCCTCCAACGATGAGGCGTACAAGCCATCCGGGGGAGAGGTTCCCACGGAAGACGACAACCACCGGTTGCTGGCCACCTGGGAGATTCCCGCGATGAACGGCACGTTCAAAATCGGCGCCGGGGCGTTGGACGCGCATGGCGCTCCTATGTATCTGACCGCCGAACGGCCTGGGTGGTACGTGTTCGTCTGGCGGTTCGAGGGGGATGACCGTGTTTCCCCGGCGTCCAGCCGGTATGACGATGCCTGGGAGCGTGTGCGGGTGTTGCCCCCATGCGAGTCGGAGAAACCGTGCGAACCGGAGAAACCCGAGACGCCGCCGGCGCCGGCGGAGGCAACCACGCCCAACCCTCGCCCGTCACTGCCCGTCACGGGTGGCGATGTGTCGCTTGCCTCGGTTCTGGCCGTGTCAGCTCTGGCGATAGGCGCCATACTGTCCATCGTCGTTCGGTGGCGTCGTCGCTATGACCGATTCAAGCACTGGACGATGCGCTGGCCGATACGTTGACCCGCTGCGGCATGATGCCGATGATGTCGGCTGGATGGTGAACCACACTCCGCTTCTGAGCAGAAGAACGGGAGCTGGGCACGAAGTCGATCGTAACATACGACTTGTGCCCGGCTTCCGCTTCGTTGAGAAACTTCACGCCTGTCGCCTCCCGTGGATTAGACAACTGAAGATCCGCGATGAAAATGACGAGACGTTTATGATCGCCGACTTCCCTGGGCACCGTAGCTGCCTGATCGCCTTTCATCCATATCGCCACGGTAAACGGAAAGGCCGCTGATTTCGGTACCGAAATCAGCGGCCATATAACCACGTTCGTAGCGGGGCATGGATTTGAACCGTGGACCTCTGGTAACGTTGTTGCCCAGAGGTCCACGGTTCAAATCCATGAAGCCCGATTATTTGATTTTATCCTAGCGGCGTAATGCCGCCGGCCGCCAAGGATGCCGGCCGTGAGTATGCACAAAAAGCTGCCCCCTGCTCAGTGGCGGGACGAAATCACCCTATGGCTCGAATCGCTCACGGCGGCGGGCCTCAGTCAGGACACCGTCAACACGCGGCGGTGCAAGATAGGCCACGCGGCGCGGTGCCTGGATAAATCGCCCTATGACGTGACGTCGGAGGATCTAGTGCATTGGACCGCCTCGCAATCATGGAAGGCGGAGACGCGCAAGGGCTACCGAAACACGCTCGTCGGTTTTTTCCGGTGGCTGCATGCCACGGGCCGGCGCGCGGACGATCCGGCCGCCGCGCTGCCGAAGGTGCGCAAGACGCGGCCGCATCCCCGCCCGTGCCCCGACGTGCACATATACGCTGCCATGTGCGCCGCGAACGATGTGGAACGGCTCATGCTGCGTCTCGGAGCAGAAGCCGGGTTGAGGCTGTCCGAAATCGCGGCCGTCCACTCGCGCGACGTGCTGGAAGGCGACGCCGGCCCGTCGCTGATAGTGCGGGGCAAGGGCGACAAACAGCGCATAGTGCCCATAAGCGAGGACCTGGCGAAGCGGATAACGGCCGCGCCCGGTTGGCTGTTCCCCGGCCGGTGGCGGGGACACGTCGAAAAATCGTATGTGTCCCGCCACCTCACACGGCTGCTGCCGGACGGTTGGGGGCCGCACTCGCTGCGCCACCGGTACGCCACGCGCATGTACGAGACCACGCACGATCTGCTGCTGGTCTCGAAGCTGCTGGGGCATAGCAGTGTGGAGACCACGCAAATCTACGTGGCAATGCCGGATAGCCGGCTGCGTGTCGGTCTGGACGCGGTGACGTTGGCCGGCTAGGCCGCGTGCTGCGCGCGCGACTTGGGTGTGATGGGGTTGTCCTTCCACCACGCCCACAGCGCGGCGCCCACGTTCCACACGAGCGCGACGAGCTGGTTAACCGTCTCGTCGGCGATGGGGATGGTATCGACGCCGAACATGACCAGGCATGCGTTAATCAAGCCGAGCAGCAGCACGAGGGCGCGGGCGATGGTCGCACCGCTGACGCCTGGCGTACGCGGGTCGCCGCCTTCCACCTGTTCCTCTCCGTAATCCATCATGCCTCCTTGTTCGTGAGCGTCACCGTGAGGTTCTTCAGCGCCGCGTTGACGGCCTCGCTCACGGTCTTGGTGATGTCGGATGGGTTCGCGCCCACCGATTTCGCCAGAGCTTCCAGCGCGGCCGTCTGGGCCTTCTCATACGCGGTGGTCTTAGCCTGCACGTAACCGCTGATCTGATCGGCGCGGGCGGCCCACGGGGCCTTCTTGCTGGAATGGATCAGCTTCACGCCAGCGTCCTCCAGCACCTTCATCTGGTCGGGATGCCCCAAACCGATGCGGCCTGTCTCCGGGCTCCAGTAATAGACCACGCCGGTGTCGTCGTCGCGGATCATAAGCGCGCAACTCATGTCTGTTCCTCCTTGGTTGTTCAGAATCTGATTCGCCCTGTTGATGACGCGGGCCACGTCCAGGCCGTTCACGGCCCTATCGGGGCAGCCGGCGTGATCCGTGCCGGGCACCTCGCGGTGCAGCACGATATTGCCGGTGCGGTTGCCGGTCTCGTCGTGCCACAGCTTCGTCCACCCGTAACGGCGGGCGATATCCGCGCAGAGCTGCGCGGACGCCTCATATTCGGCGTCGGTCGGCGCGATGCCGGCGATACCGCCGGCGTGCTCGATGCTGATGCCTGAGCAGTCGCTGGCCATGTTCGCGTCGCACCAGGCACCATTGATCTCGTCAACCCACTGGTAGACGGTGCCGTCTGTGCCGACGCCGTAGGTGCTGGACGCCCGGTAGCTGGATCGCTGGAACACGGTATCCGTGCCCTGGAGCGAGCCGACCATGATGTGCAGCGTGATGTGCGTCACCTTGTAGCCGTTGCGGCCTTGATAGTGGTTCGGGCTGCCGCGCCACACGGCCTTCGCGTATCCGACCATGTTTCTCTCCTTCCGTCAGTCGTCGTGGTCGAAAAGGTTTTCAGGGGGTTCGGGCGGCGGTGGCCCCAATCCCTTGTAGATGTGGTCAACCAGCTGTCGGTTCCATTGCCACAGCAGCGCGTTGTCGACCTGCATCTGCTGCGCGAGCCGGTACGCTTCCATACGGTCGCGTGCCTCCGTCACGAGCTGCTGCGCGAACGCGCCGGCGACGACGCCGACAGCGCCGACTATTGCGATGATTACGTTCTCGGTCATGATCTCCCTTCATCGGGGGTGTGGTTCACAGGGTTATGAGTCCGCGAAATTCAAGTGGCAGGACACGAAATCATTCCAGCCTGACGCCTACGGCGGTGGCATGACCATCATCGTGGATCGAGCCAATGGCCTTCTGCACGTGAACCTAAGCGGGTTCAAAAGCACGGTGAACGTGAACAACTACAACGTGTTTCTTTACTCGTCAGGCGTAAAGCCCAGCAAGAACGTGAATCTATCGTGTCTGTGGGCAATACCGAGCGGCAACTACGGCAAACAGGCCACATGGACCACGGCGGGCTCAATCGTCGTCGCCGGTGGACTGACCAACGGCGATAGGTGCTTGCACACGCCGCTTACGCTGCCGATACCGGAGGGTGTGACGTTCAGCTGATTGGGAGCGCATTCCAGACCGCCACCCAATAGCCGAAAATCGCCACGCGCCCCACCCACCGCTGAT